ATGAGTGCTGCACAAAAGAAGAGTGCTGTAACTCGTAAACGTAAAGCACAAAGTGCAGCTGGTCGTGCTGGTAAAGATACGGGTGGTAGTGGCAAGAAACCAATTTATGTAAGCACATCTCCCAAAAAATAACTATAGTTGTGACTAATAATTACAACGATAAATTTCCTATAAAAACAGCAACAGCATGTCAAAGTAAATGGACATGGAGCACTATATGGCTCAATGAGGGCAAAAGCAGTAGTTGTCATCGTGTAAAATCACATCCTTTAGACCCTAATAATTTTTCAAACTTTCATAACTTACCACAAAAAATAGAAGATCGTGAACGAATGCTACAAGGATTGTGGCCAGAATTAGGACGTGGGTGTGAATATTGTAAAAACATAGAAGAAGCTGGTGGTTGGAGTGATCGACAACATAATAATGAGTTAGGCGGTTATAATCCACCAGAATTAAAAGATAATCATAATGCAGTTTTTGTCACTCCTAGAATTGTAGAAATATTTGCACAAAATACATGTAATTTGGCTTGCATATATTGTAATGAAAATCTAAGCAGCAAAATTGAAGCGGAAAATAAGCACTACGGACCAATACAATTAAAAATTGTAGGAAGATATTTTAAAAAAAAATTATCTTTACAATCTGAAAAATACTTCACAGATTTTTTAATCTGGCTAGAAGACAATATTCAAAGTTTAATGAGATTGCATTTACTAGGTGGAGAAACATTTATTCAACACAGACTAATTGAAAGTGTGTTTGACATAATCGAACGTAAACCAAATCCAAACTTACAATTAAACATTTTTAGTAATTTCAATGCACCAGACAAGTATTTTTATTCGTATATGAACCGCATTAAAGATTATGTAACATCTAAAAATATAGGAAGATTTGATTTAACTTGTAGTGTCGATTGTTGGGGTCCAGAACAAGAATATGTGAGAAGTGGACTTAATTTAGAAAAACTTGAAGAGTATTTTGAATATGCTGCTATGCAAGATGAAAATTGGTTATGGTTAAATGTTAATCAAACAATGACGTGTATGACAATTAAAACAATGCCACAACTCATTGAAAAGATTAACAAATATAGCGTTCATAGACATATTGGTCATTATTTTCAATTTGTTGATGGTTTTGATTATCAACATCCACAGATTTATGATTATAACATGTGGGAAGATGATTTTATTAATATTTTATCAGCAATGCAAACTAATCAAGAACGCCGTCAAGAAGCAATAGATCGAATGATAGGTCACCAAAAGATGTTACAAGAAAATTGCAACCAAGATAATAGAAAAATAGCATACTTACACAAATATTTGGATGAATTAGATCGTCGTCGTGGAACAGATTGGAGACCATTGTTTCCATATCTAATTGTCTAAATAATATATCAGGATTTTTAACATGAGTGATATGCGTTCCCTAATTGAAAAACTTACAGCCATAAATGAAAACCGTCCAACTATTGGCGATGGTGTATATCTTGAATTTGGTAATATTTTACAAGTTGATACTGAAATTATGGAAATGAGTGACGATAGTATCACTCTACTTGGTGATGATAAAATATTTGCAGTTCTGGAAAGTTTAAATGAAATTGAAGAAAAGCATGGCTCACCATATGACCGTGGCAGTGCTGATTCTTATTATGATCGCAGACCTAATCCACATAAACTTGTCCCCAATGCTCATGGTGGTCATGACCGTGAAAAACTGACCGACCCTGATGAAATTGAAGCCTATAAAAAAGGTTATCGAGAAAATATTGGTAAAAAAGATTATGGCGAAAGCATTGAAGAAGGTGAAGTTGTTCCTTTCAAACGTCCTGAAAATCGTGGTGATATGCAGAATTTAAACGCTGCTAAACAAATCATTCGTGATATGTATTGGGTAGGTTACATGGAAGAAACACCTGACCTTCCAAGTTTAAGTGAGTATAAACAAGAATTAAACAAAATTGGTTATAGTGTTAATATTAAATTTGATCCACAAACACAAGAAGATTATGCAATCTTAACTAATAGAACTACCAATGAACGTTATACTATGGATGAAAATGACCTTATTGGTGAATCATTATATGAAGCTGAATATCATGGCCGTAAAGTTCCACTTGGTAAACCAATGCGTGGCGATGTTAAAAAGTTTAAAGTATTTGTTAAAGACCCAAAGACTGGTAACGTAAAGAAAGTCAACTTTGGTGACAAAAAGATGCGTATTAAAAAGAGTAATCCAAAACGCCGTAAGAGTTTCCGTGCAAGACACAATTGTGCAAATCCAGGTCCACGCACAAAGGCAAGATATTGGTCTTGCCGTAAGTGGTGATTCAAATGTTGTTAACAGAATTGTTTGACCTTAATGAAGCTGGTGGTGTTGGTGTTGTTGCTGGTAATAAAAAGATGGCACGTGACCCACGTTATTCCAACAGTATGACAGTTGATGTAAAACCTGGCGAAACACAGCGTCAAGCCGCCAAATTTGGTAATAAAACCAATAAGTTAGGTCGTCCGCCTATTATGGACCCAAGTGGTAAAGTCTAGTCAATTACTTAATATAAATATTATAAAAGGAATTTATAATGTCTAGTATTGATATTAATTGGGTGGTTGAACACGAACCACTACATTTATTTTTAAGAACTGCAGAAAATTTCAAAACTAAAATTTCTGAACTTTCAAATGATCGCATTAATGTTAACATTATAGTTAAAACACCAGAAACAGATTATATAAAAGCAGATATGCGTCAACTTACTACAACTGTGTTAGGTCAATATTACAGTGATTTTAGTGTGTTTGATTTACCATTTCTTTTTAAAGATCATGACCATGTATCAAGAGTAGTTGATGGTAAAGTTGGTATGTCACTATTAAATCAATTAGGAAAAGTTTCAAAATTTCAAGGTTTGGCTTTTACTTATAGTGGCGGATTCAGAACAATGGTGAGTAAAAAACCAATTAAGTCACTTAAAGATCTTGAAAATTTAACTTTCAGTTGCCAAAATAGTGAAATAATTGCTGATACTTACAAAATTTTAGGTGTTAACCCTGTTCAATATAAAACTGACTCTGATGCAGATTTAAAGAAAGCCATTTTAGAATCTCCAAATATTGATTTTGATGGTGGTGAAACTACACTTGTAAGATATGATACAGTGAAAGATTTTGCTCCCTACATAACTGACACAGGTCACAGTATTTTTATGACAACAATTCTAATTAAAAAAGAATTTTTTGAAAAACTAAGTGAAGAAGACAAAAATTTACTTTTTTCAGCAGCAAAGTATGCGGCAAAAAAAGAAAGAGAAAACACCATTCAAGATACTGAACAATTTAAAAAGAACGCAAATCAACATTGTAAAGGAATGTTTGAATTTGATGAAAATGAATTAGAAAATTTTAAAAACAAAACCAAAAAATTATATGAAAAAGAATATTTAAATTCTCATTTTTCACCAAATTTAGCAAAACAAGTTTTTAATAGTTAAATGAAAATAAAAGAAATACTTGAAGCAGCAATGAGCACTACAATCCAAGGACGCAATCCTATAAGTGCTGGCGCACGTGGTCTTATGGCTGCTCGTTGGAAGTATGATACTATTGTAAGAGGTGTAGAAGGCAAAAACATGGTTGGTGCCGTTGCACGCCTTGCTGACGATTTAGATGATATGGAACAAATAGATTATGCAAGCATTGATGATGTTATGCAAAACATATCCAGAGCATTTAATATTGATCCAAAAGATTTACACCATTCTTTTATTGCAAAATATAAATTGACCCCAGATGCGTTTGCTGCTAAATTAAAGCATGACCGTGCAAACCGCCCAAAATCAGTATAATCAAATACCACCATTATCAGGAACTTCATATACACTTCCAACTAATGCCCCTACTGGTTCTATTACTATAAACACAATAGGCGGCGGAGGCGGTGGTGGTAGTGGATATATTTTACAAAATAACTCTATAAATTGGACTGCACCACAAACTACAATAAATTCATTGCTTTCTCTTAAACCAGGTGAAAATGGTCATGCTATCATAGAAACTAATCATAATAGAATCGATCTTGATTATTTTTATGAGCAAGTTCTTGACAAATTGTGTATTATTCCAGAAAATAAGAAATTACACAGTGAATATCCTACACTTGCGGATGCATTTGAACGTTATCAGTTATTACACAAGAAATTTGAAATGAATATTGACCCAGATTTACGTGAAGCGTATAATGAATACCAATCACTAAAAGCAATTTTAACAACAAAATGAAAGGAATGCCAAATGTCAAGGACATTTAACAAAGAAGAAGCAAGCAAGTTAAAACAACTTATCAGCGAAAGCATTAGCGTCAATACTGAAATTGATACACTTCGTGGTGGGTTGAACGATACTATTGCAGCAGTAGCAGAAGAAATGCAAGTTAAACCTTCAATTATTAAAAAGGCTATTAAAATTGCACAAAAACGTGATTTTAACAAAGCACGTGAAGAACTTGAAATTATTGAAAATATCCTACAATCTACGGATAATTTACAAGATTCACAGTAATAAATTATAATATAATAAAATTGGGGTGTTGATTGTCATACGTAGATGCTATTCACGATAGGACACGAGAACGTATTCACGTTGTAGAACGTGTAGATGGGAAACGTGTTTATAAAGAGTATAATTGTAACTATCAATTTTACTATGAAGATGATAATGGCAATCACCGTAGTATATTTGACACTCCAGTTCGTCGTGTAAGTTGTCGTAGTAATAAAGATATGCGCCGTGAGTTAAGCGGAGTAAAAAAAGGTAAACGCATATTTGAAAGTGATATAAATCCAATCTTTCGCTGTCTTGCTGAAAATTATATTGGCAAAGACTCACCAATACTACAAACAGCGTTTTTTGATATTGAAACAGATTTTGATCCAACAAAAGGTTATAGCACACCTGATGATCCATTTACTAGAATAACTGCAATAACAGTTTATCTTGATTGGATGGATCAACTTATTACACTTGCACTGCCACCAAAAGCAATGAGCATGGATGAAGCTAATCGTATTGGTTCACGGTTTGATAATACATTCATGTTTGACAGTGAACGTGAATTACTACTTACATTCCTTGAACTTATAGATGATGCAGATGTGTTAAGTGGTTGGAATAGTGAGGGTTTCGATATTCCATACACCGTAAATCGTGTTACAAAAATATTAAGCAAGGATGATACTCGTCGTTTCTGTCTTTGGGATCAGTTTCCAAAAGTCCGTGAATATGAAAAATATGGTAAGACCAGTTCTACATATGACTTAGTTGGTCGTGTGCACATGGATTATATGGAATTGTATCGCAAATATACATATGAAGAACGTCACAGTTACAGTCTTGATGCTATTGGTGAATATGAATTAGGTGAACGCAAGACTGCATATGAAGGCACACTTGACCAGTTATACAATCGTGATTTCGAAACGTTCATTCAGTATTCACGCCAAGACGTTGCACTACTAAACAAGTTAGATAAGAAATTGCGCTTCCTTGATCTTGCAAACGAAATCGCACACGATAACACTGTGTTATTGCAAACTACAATGGGTGCGGTTGCTGTTACAGAACAAGCAATTATCAATGAAGCGCATCGCCGTGGCTTGGTTGTTCCAAATCGTCGCCCACGTGAAGAAGAAGTGAACCATCAAGTTGCTGGTGCATATGTTGCATATCCTAAAAAAGGCTTGCATGATTGGATTGGTGCTATTGATATTAATTCACTGTATCCATCTACCATTCGTGCGCTAAACATGGGACCAGAAACTGTTGTAGGACAGTTACGACCTATCATGACAGAAGCAATTCTCAAACAACGTATAGATGAAGGCAAATCATTAGCAGCGGCATGGGAAGGACTATTTGCTACATTAGAATATACTGCTGTAATGAACCGTGAAATTGGCACAGAAATTACTATTGATTGGGAAAATGGCAGCAGTGAAGTATACAGTGCTGCACAAATCTATGATATGATATTTGATAATTATGCACCATGGGCACTAAGTGCAAATGGCACTATCTTTAACCTTGAACGACAAGGCGTTATACCAAGTTTGCTTGAACGTTGGTATAGTGAACGTAAAGAACTGCAAGAAAAGAAAAAAGAAGCAATAGATCCAAAAGAAATTGCGTTCTGGGATAAGCGTCAGTTGGTTAAGAAGATTAACTTGAACAGTCTATACGGTGCTATTCTAAACGCAGGATGTCGTTTCTTTGACCAACGCATTGGTCAGTCAACTACTCTTTGTGGTCGAACGATTGCAAAGCATATGGATGCAACGGTAAATCAACTTATCACTGGCGAAGCAGACCACGTTGGCAAATCAATCATATATGGTGATACTGACTCTGTTTATTTTAGTGCATGGCCAGTTATTAAGGATGATGTTGAAGCTGGTCGCATGGAGTGGAATAAAGAAATATGTGTTCAACTTTATAACAGTATAGGTGAACAAGTCAACCTTACATTTCCAAAATTTATGTATGAAGCATTTCATACTACACCAGAACTTGGTGAAATAATTAAAGGCGGTCGTGAATTAGTTGCCAGTAAAGGTTTGTTTATTACTAAAAAACGTTATGCTGTGTTGATTTATGATCTTGAAAATAAACGTCTTGATGTTGAAGGTAAAACTGGTAAACTTAAAGCAATGGGTTTGGACTTAAAACGCAGCGATACACCAAAACTTGTTCAGGATTTCCTTGCTGATATTCTAAAGAAAACGCTTGATGGTGTTGAGCAAGAAACACTTGTTGAAGAAATTCGTGAGTTCAAGTATAAATTTAAGAACCTACCAAGTTGGGAAAAGGGAACACCAAAGCGTGTAAACAAGCTAACATTCTATGGTGAGGCAGAACGCCGTGAAGGTCGTGCTAATATGCCAGGTCACGTTCGTGCTGCTCTTAATTGGAATAACCTTCGCCGCATGCATAATGATACTCGCAGTATTGAAATTGTAGACGGTATGAAAACTATCGTATGTAAGTTAAAAGACAATCCTCTTAAACTAACCAGTATTGGTTATCCCACTGATGAAACACGTATTCCGCAATGGTTTAAAGAATTGCCATTTGATAGTGATGAAATGGAAGATACGATTGTTAGCCAAAAAGTAGAAAACTTGCTTGGTGTTCTAGGTTGGGATATTACTAATAGAACAAATATTAGCAACACTTTTACTAATTTATTTGAGTTTACATAATGAATACACTACAAATACAAAACTTGTATAACACTATTTTAAAAGAAAAAGAATTCTACAAAAATTATGGATCTGCATTTGAAAATTACGAACAAGTATGTAATAAATTTGACGAAATAGTTTTATTATTACAAAAAAATTTATCATATTCAAAAGGGTTATTAGCAACTAACTCGAATTTAATTTATAGAAAATTACAAAATCAAACATTAGAATCACGACTTAATTTTATAAATCTTTGTAAATTACATGTTGATGATGTAGAAAATCTTAAAAAAACAATTACAAAGTACATAGGCAATAACATACCAGTATTGGAACTATTCCCTGGCTGTGGGCAGTTTTTGCCATATGCTGTTTCATCTGAACCGTTATATATTGCGGATAGATATTTAGAAATCTGTGATTATGCTGCTGACATTTTACAAAATGAATTTTATAAAAATAGGCGTTTACGAAAATATAAATTAAAAGATTATGATACTTTATTATTACCACAAGTATCTTTTGGTTTAGTATATTGTTTTAATGAGTTTTATTATGCTAATAACGAATATATAATTAAATGGGCAAATGCAATTTTTGATTTATTATATTGTGGTGGTGTTTTTATTTTTAACTTTTTACCCGATGACCATTTATGGTCTCAAGAAGTTGCATTAAAACTAGACTACACTGTTATTGATTATAAAGATTTGGTTGATAAGTTAAAAAATATTGGTTTCTTAATTGAAGAATGCAAGCTACAACCTTTTCGTAGTAGTTATATTATATGTAAAAAACCAGGTGAAATACAACCACGATATAAAATTGGTGGTGGTATTGCAGAAATAATTGACTTATAATTTATAATTTGTTATTCTAAGACATAAAGGAAAAAAATCTATGAAAGACTTTCTTACAGATATTGTACATCATACACTTGGAACTGGTAAAATTGATGTTATCAAGATTACAGGCGATGATAAAGAAACAAAGATTCAAAGCGTTAGCGAAGATCGCACACTTATTCTTAATGCAACATTTAACGAAGTAAATGCAGATTTTGCTGGTGTATTTGGCATGCCAAATCTACAAAAGCTGAATACTATTCTTAATATTCCAGAATATGCAAAAGATGCAACTATTGAGTTAAAACGTGAAACACGCAATGGTGCATCAACACCAGTTGGTATTCATTTTGAAAATGCAAATGGTGATTTCAAGAATGACTACCGTTTTATGACTACAGAAGTTATTAATGAAAAGTTGAAAACTGTAACTTTCCGTGGTGCAAACTTTGGTATTACAATTGAACCAACTGTTGCCGCTATTCAACGTCTTAAGTTCCAAGCACAAGCCAATAATGAAGAACCTGCTTTTATTGCAAAAACCGAAGGCAGTGATTTGAAATTTTTCTTCGGTGATGCTTCAACTCATGCTGGTAATTTTGTATTCCAAAGCGGCGTATCTGGAACTCTTACCAAGGGTTGGGCATGGCCAGTTACATTGGTAATGTCTATTCTTAATTTACAAGGTGATAAGACAATGCAATTCAGTGACGATGGCGTTGCCAAGATTACAGTTGACAGCGGTCTTATCAAGTATGAATATTTGCTACCAGCAAAAACAAAATAAGGAAAAATATAATGACATTTTATGAAGATAAAATTGAATTTTTACGCTGTGAATGTCAATGTCCTGAACATATTGTTGTAGTAAATGTATATGATAATACTTTAGGTAAAGAAAAATTACCACCAGACTTTTGTATTGAAACACAGGCAAATCAATGGCGTCCATTTTACAGTCGCTTATGGACAGCTATAAAATATATATTTGGTTCAACGTTAATGTGGGATAGCACAATTGTCCATAAGGAAGATATTCCTAAACTAAAAGCTGCTATTGCACATTATGAATTTTTAAGCCAAAAATACGATAAAAAAACACTTGACAAGACAAATACTTAATGTATAGTAGGAATTATGGCACTGGCAAGTCCATATGTTGTAACGCTAATTAGAAAGATAGCACAATGATTAAGAACCAAAATGTTGCTCGTGTATTCGCTGACCTTGAAGCTTTCAAGGCATTTTGTGTAGAATATGGTTTTCCTTTCCGTGAAGGAGACCTTTACAAGCGTGATAGACATGCTTATGCTCAATTTGAGCGAGTTAAGCGTGG